GTGCTAGTTCTTCTGATAACCCAGTAATATGTTTACCAATCATGTCCCAAGGATAACCACCATGTTTTAAATGTTCTGCTAGAGCGCGAGCACCGTTTAAATGTTTTACTGGATATTTAAAACGTTCGCCGTCTGCGTTCTCGACCCAAATGCCTTCAATGTGCATTGTGCGGCCAGCGGCAAGATCTAAGTTAATAGGCTGGCTGTGTTTAATAATAATCTTTGCTTCGCCTAAATCTTGGTAGCTCATACGAGCTGTACCATATAATTTATTTTCCATTATAGGTTCCATGGGTTCGTGTTCCTTGGGTTTTGCTTGAAAGTGATAATCACGTTTATCTAAGTTATCTTTACCAATGTTTTGTACGTCAAATTTTAACAAACGATCTTTAGCAAATTGTCTAAACCCACGTATAAATCTAAATGCGCCATTGTGTTTGCTATCGGCTAATTCGCCGCTTAGTTGTATTACAATGCCATCATCTTCATCTAATGTAATTGCTACTGTTCCTAAACTTCTACCTTTTTCTTCGTACTTAAACTCAAAAAATCGAGCCTTAGGAATATCTGCTTTTTTACTTAAAACGTCAGCGTTTTCATCACCGATTTTAATATCGTGGAATCGTGTCTGAATTTTTCCGTATAAATCTAAAGCAATTTTATCTAAATTCGTATTCATGTTATATTTATCCAAAGCCCGAGGATATGAATATAGGTAAGGGCGGTTCCCATTCTTCATCAACAGCCCAATCGCTGGAAACTCTTATGTGTTCAAACACCGCTGGATCCCATTCTGCCAGCACCTGACTCATGCGCACTACTAACAATAGGGCTGCAACTAGATCATCGTGTTGTCCTTCTTTGGCTGAAAATGTAGTACCTTTGGCAATGAATGTTTTGAGTTCGCTGATTAATGGGCGACTGTTTAATATACATTTTTCTTCTTCGACTAAGAATTTTACCTTGGCACAAGTGCTGATTTTGCTACCATGCGTGGTGTTAAACCCTTTACGGAATTTCTTAACATGCCCTTTTCTATGAGGTTCGGTCATGAAAATTCCAGGGAATGTTTCTTCGCCTAGATTGTTAATAACCACTAGAGCACTTTCACCTACTGTGTTGTTTTCCACACTCCAATAGATTTGATTGTAACTTTCTCCGCCTATCTCATCACTAATATATTTTAATATATCACGTAATATTTTAACTTGTTCTTGTATGGGTGTGATGTTGTGTTGCCACTCGGCTATCTGTATCATTTCAGGCATTTGGAATACTTCAATAGCACCGTAGTCTCCGCCAGTGCCTAAACTAGGATCATGGGCAACAAGATATACTCTACCAGGTTCAGGTTTCTTCCACCACCGCACCTGACCCATCTTCCAAGCAGGTTCTCTACCTACCATGTCAATCAATTTTAAACTGTTGATTAATGTTTCGTCAAATACCAAGAACTCGCAACCATATTCTCGACGGAAACGTTCTTCACCGATACGACCCATTTCAACACGTTTCCATTCTTCATCTCGATCTGGATGTTCATGCCATTCAGCACGGAATCCATGAAATCCGTTTAGTCCAGTGCCGTCGGCCTTTTCATTTCCATATTCGTCAAATTTGTTCTGGCTTTCTTTCCAGATTATTGCGAATTCATCTTCGTCGCTGTTTGGCGTTGATGTAATGATTGCTCGTCCACCTGTTGCCAGGGTTGGTGAAATTGAGGTCCAAAATTCAGTTGCAATATTGGGTTGAACAAACGCAAACTCATCGCAATAAAGTAAGGATATGGACATACCACGACCGGTATTGCCAGTAGTAGTAGCTGAAACAATTCTTGATCCGTTTTCAAATTCAATACTCCCTTTATTATAATTTACCACACCTGCGCGAACATAGTCTTCACACAGTTCGTATCCGTAACGAATACGTTGCATAATTTCCTGACTGCCTGTATACTTGTGGGCGGCCACTAGAATAGTTTGATCTGGGTGAAACATGGCATACCATAATAGATAACTTGACGCACAAGTGGTCTTACCACTTTGACGCGGTAGCATGTTGATGTTAAACCTATAATCGTGATAAGCGGCAAGCAATCTCTCTTGGTATTCAAAAGGTTCAAATTTTACCTTGCCCTTTACCGGATGCTGAATATGAAAAAAGTTTTTGGCAAAATGTAAATAGCCAGTCTGGGGGTCGGCACACTTCATCAAGTGTTCAACTTGTTCTTCTGTGAACTTTTCTTTTGTATGGGCTTTCTTGGTTAAGACGCCGTCTAGTGATTTTGCCATATGTTTATTTAATCAAAAAAATAGACCCCTTAGGGTCTATTTGGCACCTTGGACAGGGTGCTAACTGCGACGAAACTTAACCGTTTAATCTTTTGTTTAATGCTAGCATAGCATTTAATTCTTTACTTTCATTCATCTGTTCTGGTAAGTGCGGAGTATGGTGTTGTCCTAAACTTCCTCGAATATCATTTTTCATACGCTTTCTTCTATCAGCCGTAAGTTTTCCTTTTGAGTCGCCTTTACTAGAGATACTACCATAACCCCAGTTCTCAGGATCATTGTGATGCTTAGGTAAATTACTTCTAGTATCTAATGGATCTGTCCATACAGTATCTCTGTCAAATGTAGAGCGTTTTTGACCAGGATCTTTTTTAGGTCTTTCTTTTATACCGTATCCGTAATCTATGCTGTCGTAATCATCACTGTCGCCTTTTTTCTGTGTGAACAACTGACCTTTGTATTTAGGATCACGCCATTTAGCAGATTCTTCCATATCTTCATAATCTTTAGGATCATGTTCTTCATAGTGATAGTGCTCTAATGCCTCTTGACGACTCCAACCGTATTTTCGCATTAGGTGTCGAATCTTTTTCTCTTCGTCATCCTCGTGATGAGCGTTTTCTTTTACGTCTTTTTTAGACATCTTTTCTGTTTCACGACGAGCCTTATCGCTTAGGTTAGTTACTTTACCACGGCCTTCTTTGCCTTTAGCCTTAACCCATTCGCCTTCTTCTTTCCAGCGAACTACATTGCCTTTTTCGTCTTTTTCTTCTGTACGCTCTTCTTTAATAGCTTGGTACATAGCAGATAACCGATTTACTAATGACTCATGCATAGGATTTTCGCCACCGTTGTGTTTTAGTGCGCCGTGTCCTTGACTGGCTAAATCATCACCAGTTTGTGTAACTGCGTCTACACCAAATTCTGTGGCACCATCGTGTCCATACATACTATTTTCGTACTCTTCGCCCATACCTTCTTCGTGACCCATGGCACGTATCATATCGCCCATTAATGGTTCTTCTGGATCATGTTCGTGACCCATGTGTGGTTCTTCTGCGCCGTGTTCAATATCTTTAAGAATATTCATTAAACTACGTACACCGTCTGATCCAGTACCGTTCATACTAATGTTCATGGTTACATGATTATCTTGCTGTGATGGACCGCCAATAGCTATAGCAGGAGGCATTGCACCACATTCTTCTTGAGCAGGGGCATCAGTATGTACTGGAGCAACTGGAGGAGACGAAGTTTGTGCAGGTTGTGGATACTTAGCACCCATTGCCTTAGCTGCATCCACGCTACCTGCTCCGGCTGGATTAGGTACTGGTACTAAATTCTCGTCTATAGAGCGGATTTTTTTATATAATTCTGTGAAGTTCATTATGAAAATACCTTTTTAACTACGTCTTCTGGTCTCTTAGCTACAGGACTGCGTGACGCTTTTTCTTTAATTGACTCTTCTGTTTGAGTCTTTACCTTACCTGTTTTAGGAAATAGTTTTTCATTTGACCCTTCGACTTCTTTTCCTAATTTTCTGTCTTCTTTGCTTAGTTCTTTTAAGAAACTCATCATGTGCTTTTCACCGACTAGCCCTTGGTGATTACTAGCTTCATAGTCTGTACCAAGTGTTGCTTTGCCAGATTTGTGATCGTGTGCGTGATTAATTGCGTGTTCTTTTTCGTCTGCTGGTGTTTTAACTTTAACTAAACTATGAGCAATACTTAATGCTTCTGCTACTTTATCACGAATTTGTAAGCTAGTTGCCGGATAGCTTGTACAAACTTCAAAAATAGTCATTTCGATATTTTTGTGTTCAGGAAATTCTGCGTGGTGTTCTTGAATTGGCACGCCTTTTCCGGCGCTACATGATTCTACATGAAATTGTGCCAGTGCAGCTTTGACTTGTTCTGCGCAATTCTTAGGGCAAGTACCGCCGATTTTTACTTTAAATTCGTAAGTTTTCTTGCTTTCTGTTAAGTATTCTTTAAATGATTTCATAGTGTGATCCCAGTACTGTATTTATTTTAAATTCTTTAATTTTTCAAGTAGACTGTTACGATCTGTAATAATAACTCCGTCGCCTTGTAGTGTAACACCTTCTTCTGCGTTGTTAGCATCGTTGTCTAATTTCTGTTTTTTCAGCTGTAGATCAATCATTTTTAACTTTTTATCTAATTTAGCAGTTTTAGCAGTAATAGCGTTGCCTAGCATACTTGCGGCTACTTCAAATAGTCGGCCGCTGTACCTAGCTTCTACATTCATACCCAAGTCCATAATATCTTCATATGCCTCTGTAGCACGTTTTGCCAAATCATCTAGCTCAGCATCACCCAAATCGCCCAAACCTTTAACTTGTGGCAGAGCGGCCGATATTTTATCGTACTCGTCGATATTGCGCATAAATGGTTCTGCCACTTGTGCTTTCTTAGCTTGTTTTTCTTCTTCCTTAACAATCTTCTTGCTTTCAGGAAGATTTAAGATTTCTTCAAGTTTTTTAGTCATATAATTACTTATCGGAAAATAATGGAATATAATTATTCAAAATATAATTATCAAACTGATCATTGCGTTTAACTGAATTAATGGGTATCACATCAAATGCTATTGTTATGCGATAATTTCCAGTATTACTCCACGGACTACTTCTATGTCGATCGTCGTCAGATTTACCAAATACTAGTAAGCCGTCTTCGCTCATAACTCTTACTTCTTGCGACTGACCAGGTATTCTGTAATCTGTGTATGACTCTTCTGGCCCTTCTGTGTTTACACAATAGAAGCCGTGATATGCTTTAAATTCTGGTTCCCAATGCGCATGCCAATCTATGTTTGAACCAGGTTCAAACAAATTCACCCAACATCGCATATAGTATTGTGTGTTTTGATCTACATGTAGCAAAACTCTTTTGGATAGTTCACCATACAACTTGTGTAACTCTGGGCAAGCAAAAGTGAATAAATTATAATGTTGATGATAATAGGAAGTAAAACACCCGTAAAAATTTTCTTCTTCAATAGGGGGTAATACCAATTTCAATTTTTTATCAATGTGGCAACAAGTTTCATATAATTTTTTGTTGTCAATATTGGTAATTTTATCAATCCAAAGATAGTTTGTTACAATTTCTTTCATAACAATACTTATACCTGGCTAAAAATATCATTTTCATTTAAGATTCTAAATTTTATACCTTGTTGTCTACACCAAATATTAGCTGCAGCCCACTTAGCTTGATTTTTAACAAACTGCTGTTGATTGTACTTATTCTTGCCCACACGTTCTAGTATAGTTTGGCTAGCTGGTTTAATTTCAATTAGCTCTACTAGCATACGACCATTTTTATCTAGATATTGAATGAAGAAATCAGGCACATATATAGTCTGACGACCAGTTAGCGGATCTTTGTAAGGGATTTGTATAGCTTCGCTAGCCCATTTCATTATATGGGTATTGCTATCGCAGAAGTTCATAAAACTCCATTCCCAACTACTTCTATATGTAGGAACTTTGGTACCCACATATTTTTCTGGGTGTTTCATGGTGAACTTACCTCGAGCAAATTTAGCCATGTTACACCAGTATATTGCGAGATTCGTAAGCGTTAGTTGAAGGTGTTACGCGATAGCCTAATAGGCTAGTTTTTTCTCTATAAGCATTTAATATTTGTGCTACTACTTGACTAAGCTGTGCATCAGTCAATGCCTTCAATGTGTCTAATAATACAAACACGCTTACATTTTCTATCCTAGCTTGATTTAACAAGACGATTGCTGTGCTCTTGGCACTGCTATCGTCAAAATCTCTTTTCTGGAAAAATCCCACTGTGGCATCTATTTCTCCGGATGGAAAACTAACAGGGTTTACAAAATAATTGTCAAAAAATTGTTTAGTAGTTTTAACACCTGTAGGTGTAACAATGGGTAAATTTCCAGTAGTCATATTAGGTTCCGCTTTCTTCGCCGTTATCTATGTCGGCACTTTCGTTACCACCTGCGGCAGCTATTTCATCTGATACACTTCCACCTGAGTTATTCTCTTGTATTCCACTTGATGCTGCCGGAGTGTCATCTGAGCCATCTTCATTACCATCTGTACCTGGGAATAATGTATCTTTTAATCCGCCTACTGCGCTCTTTACACCGCTAACAACACCACCAATGGCGCTGGTTATGCCGCCAATTCCACCTAGTGCGTTTAATGCCGCAGACCCTACTCCAATCGCAGCCGCGCCAATAGCTAATCCGCCAGCAATATTTCCTAGTGCGCCACTACCACCACTT